AATATCCTACGGCTATGTTTTGAATACCAACATCTAAAGCCTCACCAGCCGCATCGCCCAGTAAAGTATTTTCTCCACCAGTAAGTAGTAATGCTCCTGAATTAAAGCCAACTAATGTGTTATGGTCTCCCAAAGTAAGCACAGTTCCTGCCTCATCTCCCACACAGACGTTGAAGTTACCGCCAGAGGCTATTGAGTTACCTGCGTTTACACCAAGGCGTAGGTTAGACGTACCTGCTGTTGTAGATGAGTAGTCACCTGTAACAGCAAGAGTGCCACCAACAGTAGCAACATCCACAGCAGTAGTACCAGTAAACGTAGCACCTGCCACCTCAAATGGTGAGTAGCTTACTACATCTACAATGTCATTTACTAAACATGCAACTAATACAACATCACTACCATTGGTAGCTGTTACGTCTGCAGGACTTAGGTGTACACCATTTAGGTACACGTCTACAAACTGAGGAGTATATCCTGCAGTAGCAAATGAAGTCTGCCCAGCAGTAGCTGTGAAAGATTCCCTGTGTTGTGTAGCCTGTGGTACTGGCGTTGAGCCTATATATCCTGACATGTATTTTTATCCTTTTGAGATTGAAGCTAAAATTAACAGCCGCAATCTGGGTCATATTCTGTGTTTTCAGATTTTTGTCCATCTGTTAACTCTGGCTCAATTATAATTTTACCGTCACTATCAGTCCAATCAGTGTGTGCGCTCATCATGTGAGGGTCTTTACGTTCACCAATAACCATCCAACTAATCGTGTCAGTACAGCTATCTTCCTGTGCTGTAATAGTTAACACGTTACCTGATACAGAACCTTTAATTGCAGTCCAGCCACTCTCGTTTGTTGTAAAACATTGTACTTCACGATTTAATGCTGCAAATGTTCCGTCTGACATCCCCGCCACGGTGTCTATGTTTTGCGTGGCTGATCCAGAAACAAGGTCAACTTTTCCACGATATATATTGTCAGCTTGTGGGCCTTCTATAAAAGAGTGAACAAGGTAGTGGGTGTTCTTTTTAGCTTCTAATGGATGACGTATTTTAAATGAGCCTGATCCCTTTGAAAGCGCACCGCCAACGGCTAGATTACCTACATTAGATATCTTCATATCGGAGGAGTGGTTTTTGCCGTTACCCCCAGAAAAACGCAAAGTGTTAGAGTCGCTTTCGTCAACATAAATATGACGCCCATTACTGTCAGTAGTCATAGATATCTGTGCATCTTTATTGGTGCCAGTGCCAGTGAGCTTTAATTGTCCATGATCATCGTTACCACCGTTAATAAGTTTGGCAATACCTGTCATATGAAGATCAAATCCGTTGTCTGCGGTTCCTCCAATAGCTATACTACCATTAGCCACTTTTATCTGATTATTAAATATAGCTGTACCACCATCAGACATATTAAGGGTGAGGGCTGTGATTGTTGAACCGCCATCGTTTCCACTAAAAATTATATCTTTGTCAGAAATAATGCTATTGAAAATCGCATTGTTTGACGTGTCATTAAAAATAGACAAGTACTGTGTGCCAGCTTGTAAAAACTTTATGTCTCTACCTGCCGCATCAAGAATAATGTCTCCAGCTGCATCTAGTGTAAGATCACCAGAAGATAAAGCCAGAGTAGTCCCATCAAGCGTGAAGTTATCTACAACCACACCAGCGTTGGCTGTGAGGACGCCATTAAACGTAGCCGCACCAGCCGCAGACATATCAAGGGTAAGGGCGGTGACAGCACTGCCACCATCTTGGCCTTTGAACAGCATATCTTTGTCATTTGTGCCTACTTCTAATACAAAATCACTACTTGAATTAGAAGCAATTCCATAGATAACTGAAGCATCTCCAAAAAGTATTCTACCGGCATTATCACAATTAAGAGTTATATCATCAACAGCATCAATCGTAAAAGTATCTGTAGCTGTAAGTGTATCAGCATCCAGAGTCATTTCATCTACAACCACACCAGCGTTGGCTGTGACTACACCTGTCACACCAAGAGTGCCAGCAATAGTAGCATCATCACCTACTGCTAGATCATCAGAGATGGTAGCTGAAGTAGTGTTTACACTTACAGCTTGTGTGCCTATGTATCCTGCCATATTATGTGATCTCCATGTAGCTCATTACTACTGAAACTTTGTCGGCTACTGAACAGTCAATCTTAATTATGTCACCTACGTTAGCTACGATCTTGCCATCAAGGACAGACAGCGATGAGCCAACTGGAATAGCTACATCCTTAACTAAAAAAGCTGTAGTGTTTTGTGTTTGACTTGTCTGAGTAGTAGTACTCACTAATGTAACTGACGCAGTAACCTGTGAGGTGTGTACGTTAGCTAAGAACAAGCCAAGGATAATAACTGTACTACCAGACTGAACTGTGTACAGTGCTTCAGGTGTACCAGAACTAGCTGGCATCACATCATGTGTAATTGTTTTAAAAGTATTGGCCATTGTTTTCTCCTATATTATCCTAAGGCAATCGCCAAAGCCGTAGCATCATCTGTTGTAGCAACAATACCAGCAGCAGCAGGTAAAGTCAAGGTCACATCAGCAGTAGCTGCAGGACCAATTAGGGTTACTTTATTACTTCCGTTACCTGAGTCCTCAAAGAACTCTATAAATCCTGCAGAGGTAGACCCATTCTTTGCGGATAGACCTGCATTAGCTATTGGTTTAGCTGTAAAGGTAGCTACACCAGTTTGTGTCAGTGTACCAGCAACATCTGCATTACCTGAAAGATCAAGTGTAGCTGCATCTAACTCACCAGTTATGGTAAGGTTACGAATACCTGTGTAGTCTTTACTTGAGTCTAGTATGACAGCCTTAGAAGCTACAGCAGTACCGACAGCAGTGCTACCAATGTCTAGTGCGTTTAGCTCACCTACGACTGCAGTAATGCCATCTAATGCGTTTAGCTCTTCTGGCGTACTTGTGACTGCTGTGTTGCTTGCTGCAGCTAGTACCACAATAGTACCACTCTGGTTAGGCATATTAATAGTGCGGTCAGCCGTTGGGTCTACAATAGTAAGGGTAGTCTCATGGGCGTCAGCAGTTGCACCCTCAAAGATAATTGCATTGGCTGCTTCCATCGTAACAGTATCAACTGTAGTAGTTGTACCTGCCACAGTTAGATTAGGAACAAGTAGCTGACCTGTACTTGGATTGTACCGCAATGCACCTGTATCATCTAATAGTGCATTTGATTCGTCATGAAATATAATAGGAAAGTTTGTGTTTGCATTACTATCAGAAACTGTTACAGTTGCAGATGTACCTGAGAAACCAGCGGAAGTAACTGTACCAAGGGTAGCACCATCATCCTTAAAGGTAACTGTACCGCCGTCTGCATTGATCTCAATGTTACCTGCTACGTCTAGTATAAAGTCATCAGTAGCTGTAAGTGTATCTGCATCAAGGGTCATCTCATCTACGACAACACCAGCGTTAGCTGTAATTACACCTGTCTGCGTAGTAGTACCACTAATTTCTACATTGCCGTTAATATCAATCAATGTTGAAGTTAAGTCTATTTCATCGTCAGCAGCAATAGCTAAGTCACCGTCAGCAGTTGAACTAATATGGATTGCAGAATCACGGAAGATTAACTTTTTATTTGTACTCAAGGTTGAGTCAGCATTAGAAGCAAACCCTCCATTAAACACACCAGCTGCAGTTGTAGTTAAAACGCCTGTTACTAAAGCAGTGGCAGCCATATTTACAGCCCCATCAATATCAACAACGTCTAAGTTTGTAACTCCCTCTACGTCAATATCGCCAGCGATGTCTAAGGCTGTACCTATTAATGTTTGTGTTAGTGTTACCTGACCATTAGCAGCAATAGTAATAGCATCTACATCAGATACAGAACCAATAGTCTTACCGTCACCGATAATAATATCATCCGTAAATGTGGCAATTCCTGTAACCGCAAGTGTAGATGCCATATCAACAGCACCGTCAATGTCTACTACATCAAGGTTAGTTACACCATCAATATCTACGTTACCTGATATGTCTAAGCTTGCAGCAATTATTTCTCCGCTGGCATTTACAGCACCATTAATATCAATAGTTGTTGCTGCTATTTGTATCTCAGTGTCAGCTACAATGTCTAACTGTCCATCTGCAGAAGAGTTAATGAATAACCCTGTATCACGAAACTGTATCTTTTTATTTGTAGCTACAAGTGTATCATCAGATATGTTATCTATAGAGGCAGTATCAATGTTTGCTGTACCATCTATAAATAGATTACGCCACTCTTGACTTGCAGAACCAAGGTCATACGTATCATCATCGTCAGGTATAATGCTTGAGTCAACGTCAGCAGCAAACACAACATTGTCGGTTGCAGCGTCACCAAGAGTAATTGTACCACCATTAAAAGTAGTAGTACCTGTAACTACAAGATTACCACCAATACCTAAGTTACCTGAAATATCTACTGCACCATTCATATCAATAGTAGTAGCAGCAATCTGAATCTCTGTGTCAGCTACGAGATCAAGTTGACCATCAGCAGATGAGTGAATGTAGATAGCAGTGTCACGAAACTGTAGCTTCTCTGAGGTAGCCATAAGGATGTCATCTGAGAATGTAAAGTAATCTTCATCTTCACTCCAGATAAGCGCACCATCATTAGAACCCCCGTTCCAAGTAAGTGTAATGTCACCTTGACCCGTACCTATAGTAACATTATCAGATGCCACTAAAGATATAGGACCGCCTTCTCCAGCAGTACCATCGTGAGTGTGACCTGTATTAACAGCAAAGGCAGCTAAAAGCTGGTCAAACTCATTATTAAACAGATCTGAGGTAATGATATCGCCATCAGTAAATGTTGATTGTCTTGTGTATGTAGCGCCCATTTAACGTCTTGCTCCTAATGTATATTCTAACTGAAAACCTTTAAGGGAGTAAGGTGCTGACTCACCTCCGTCATTTATTCTCAGTACAACAGAAAAACCCGAACCTTCTACTGGCTGTCTTATAAGAGGCTGAGAAGCACCGCCAAAAACAAACCTCACTGCACCGTCTGCAGTACTAAATACTGCTAATCCAAACTGTGCAGCTACTTGATTGGAATCTAAAGAGTACGCTGCAGGTCTAGTAGAGTCTGCATTTTCATTATCGTATCTTACTAATAGCTCCGCATCAACAGCAGACTCAGGTTTATAGTTAATAATAACCCTTTGCATATGTTTTCGTATGCCTGTATCCCCAAAGGATAAGTCAGAGCTTCTGTATTTTCCTAATACAGGTGTGCCATCAAAAGTATTGCCCTTATCTTGTCTATGTACAAATCCAGTAAAGTCACCATGTAATACAATGACATCTCCCGCTTGCACAAAAGTATCTGTACAAGCAGGTTTTATCCCACGCATTTCAGAAAACTCAAACCTATCTTGCTTCATAACGCAAGTAACACCTCTAGTAATACTATCTGCTTCGCCATCTTTAGTAAAGAATATTCTGTACTGTGTCTTGTCGGGTATTACAACACTTTCAAATAATGCAGAGTCCTTAATGTTTTTATCAAAGATAGACTGTACGCTTCTACTTATTGTACCTAGCTCAGTATCGCCAATCTTTGCAGTAGCAGCAATTGTACGAAGTCCATCAGGCCCAAGAAATACTAAGTCACCACCAAATTCCTGTATGGTGTCACCATTAATACAACCAATGTTTCTTGTAACAGGTACGATAGCAAAGTCTGCTGCTGTGTTTCCTGCAAGTTTAAATATTCTGTTTTCACAAAAGATAAAAAGACTGTCACGAAAAACTTTTATACCTGTAATAGTATCGTCTACTCTAATGGTTCCTGCAGGTAAAGATACACCCGTGCTAAAGCCGTCCTCGTTAAAGCCTTCACTAAAACTTAATAGTTCTGGGGTAGTAGATTTACCAGCATAGAACATATGAGATTTATAAGAAGCTAAAAACTTAGAACCTGCAACTGCACTTGCACTAACATCAGTTGCACTAAGAGCTAAGTTAAAAACTACAGGTGCATTTACTTCATCTACACATACAATCTTTTCATTGCCATCATAATTGAAACGTTCAAACCTATACTTAGAAGCATTAGTTCTACCAGTGTCTATCTCTGTCCAAGGTGAAGAAACAGTTACCTTAGTAAGGTGGGCTGCAGCGTTAGTGCTTGCGGCAGACCGTGTTACCCCAGTAAATTCATTAGGTTTTGAGGCGCTGTCTACTCCTGTGTAAGTAAAAATTTCTGAGTCTATTTGTAAAGTACCACTAGTAGCAAATCCTGCAACTGAGTCTACTATAATTGTACCTGATCCAGACATAGTGGCGGCTGCAGTTATAGCAAAAGATAGTTCTGTAGAAGCTGCAGAGAATATTTTCTCACCTCTACACGCTATTACTTTGTCACCAAATTTAAATACCCCAATTACCTTTTCATTGATACTGGCTGTATGAGGTACAATATGATTAACATACCTACGGAAGCCATTCATTCTTCTGTAGCCGCCCTCAACGTCAGGCTCAAAGTTTTCTAAAACTAAAGCTTCTCCCGGTTGCATAAGAAAAGAAGAACGGTTTAGAACTAAACCGCCCTCACAGTTAAATGCTGCAGGTTGTACTTGAGAACTATCTGGCATTAAAAGGACACCCCAGAGTTAGAACTTGTAGGTCTGTTTATTACAGTAGACCTGATGTAATCAAACTTGT